GCTACTGTCCCGACGGGTGCGGGCACGGGCAATACCGCTATAAAAAAAGCCCCCGGACGCTTCCGAGGGCTTCTAAACTTAACCAAATATGTAGAGCACTTGCCAGCTCTTACCGGTTAAGATACTCAAAACATGGCTATCTGATCGCGCTCTTTCAGTACGGCCGCGCAGTTTTTTTTCGCCATCTCGTAGTAGCTCGGCTTGAGTTCGAAACCTAGCCCGCGCCGGTGCATCTTGACGGCTTGATATATCTCGGAACCGATTCCAGAAAAAGGAGAGAAAACCAACTCGCCCGGATTCGACCAGAGGCCGATGCACCGCTCTATTATCCCAAGTTGTAGGGGGCAGATATGCTTTTCGTCCTTTGCGTCCTTGGCTCCCCTCCAGTCATTGAGTACATCGGTGCGTTGGATATCCATCCATACCGGACTCGCCCACTTTTGCCAAGTGTCGAGAGGGAAATTTTCGCGGGTCTTATTCGTGATCGGCTCCCAATCTTCCTCGGCCCCTTCCCACTTTTTGAATATGGTCACGTATTCCGGCAGTCCAATGCCGGTGTAGCTGGAGTCCTTGCGGAGTTGCTTATATAGGAGCCTCTGCGTCTTCGTGCGCTGCATCTCCAGTACGGGGTCGGTCCAAATAGTAACCTTGGAATGGTACTTGAATCCGGCCTCCTCCATAGCGCGGTGATAGTCGCCCGTGAAGTCGTACAGGCCCGTATATCCGGAGCTGTTTTTATACCGCGCGAGGTCTTTGGTATGGACACAGACCAGGCGCCCCGGCTTTATTACGCGGTACAGATCGCGCAAGAGGTACTTGGTTTGCTCGAAGAACTCGTCATTGTCTACGCAGTTTCCCATATCCCGAATGTTGTCGGAGTACGTGAATAGCGTAGAGAAGGGCGGCGAAAATATCGAGAGGTCGACGCTATCGTCGTCGAGGAATTGAATGGCATCAACGCAATCGGCGTTGACGAGGTGATAGTCTTCGGTCTTGGTTTCTACTTTGTCGTAATAGGACTTCATGGTGTATTCCGTTTCGTTTGCGTGTGTGACGATTCCCGTCATCATCTCATTGAATTGCCTTTGCTTGCGGTTTATGGAGGACGTGACATTCTCCATCGTGTCCGTTGAGATGATGTAGATGTTCACTTCCTTGGTTTGCCCGAAGCGATAGGATCGGCGGATGGCCTGATACAACCCCTCGAAGCTGAAATCCAGCGAGGCGAATATCTGATTCGGGCAGTGCTGGAAGTTGAGGCCGAACTGGGCGATCTTGGTCTTGGTGACTAGGACGCGAAACTTGCCCGCTTTAAAGGCTAGGAACGCGCTTTCTTTCTGCTCCGGCGTCATACCCCCGTGGACCTCTACGGCGTCCGGTATGAGGTCGCAGACGTACTTGGATTCCTCATTCTGCCGTACCCAAACGATATAGGGCTCTTCAGATTTGTTGACCAGGTCGGCAGCCATCTCCATCCGCGGAACTTTAGTCAGGCGCAGTTCGGCATTAAAGTTCGTCGCACTTACGGCCACCTCATTGAATAGCATTCCGTGATTGCGGGCTTCGGTTTGTATTTCGCGCTCGTGGAAATACAGGCCGGGCAGGTCGTAGCCTTCGTCCTGATAGCCTATATCGGACGGCTTACGGAGTACGCTGGACCAAGTCCCAATCCACCCGTAGAAGTCCGCAAAGGCGTGACCCTTTAGGCGGTAGTTGTTCATGCCTTCATCTCGAACGAACCAGCGCATACGCATAATAGGCGCGTCCATGATATCTAGAAACTCGGAGTGGTTGCCTATCTCGTTGAGGTCGTTGGGGGCGGGGGTAGCGGTACAGGCGAGCTTGTAGTCTATCTCCGCGCAGCGATCTAAAATCAGCCGCTTGACCTTTCCGGTGTAGTTCTTGAGGATAGAGGACTCATCGAGCACGATTCCCGTCACCCCCTCCAAGGGCACCTTGTGGAAGCTCTCGTAGTTGGCGATGAATATCGCCGAGCTGCCTTGGTCCCATCGGGTGACATGGACTCCGAACTTCTCCCCTTCGCTTATCGTTTGCGCAGCGACGGCCAAGGGGCACAAGATCAAGACCTTTCCTCCTGTATGCTCTGATACCTGCCGCGCCCATTCGAGCTGCATCAGGGTTTTACCGAGGCCGCAATCGGCGAAGATGGCATACTTGCCACGCCGACAGGCCCGCTGCACTATCTCCTTTTGGAACGGGAACAGGTGGCGGTTCAGGTCTTCGGGTTCGAATCCTACCTGTAACGTCTTCGCCTGTTTGCTTTGTATGAATTGCTGATATGTCATTGTTCTCTCTCTACGGTATACAGTCCCCACAAGAACGACTTGCGGGTGATGCTCCGCTTACGCAGTGGCATCTTGATGGGGGTCGGCTCCATTTCTAGTTGCATTTGTTGCACTACCCATGTTCCGTCGACCATGTCGGACCGATGTTTTAAGTCATGATTCCATCGGTTTTTCAGGGCGCCGGGTGTCCTCCAATATTTGCCCATAGGAATCGTTTCCCATCGTATGCCTTGGCCTGTTTTGCTTTTGTACTGATTGACCAAATCCAACAGGCGGCGGTCTTCTTCCTGTGTCCAGTTTGCTGCTCTCATGCGTTCTCTTTATGGTAGCGAAATTCCCAACGCACTTCCAGCCGGGAGAGGCGGGAGTGGTCGGCGATGGCATCCAGGACGCGGTCGTCGCCGGTCTTGATCTGCCGTAGTAGTTGCTCTTTATTGGTGCCGAGCTTCTTGGCACACGCTTGGACGCTGCCGTATTGGGAGCGAATCATGTCGAAGAATTCCATCAGTAAGAGTTCAAAGTTCCGCAGTAGCTATTCCCGTACAGGGGGCTTCGAAAGGCGCTCCCAACTTCGTGATTGGTAGCCCTACGGTCGAGGTCGCAGACGTCCCCCGGCGGGCGATAGAATCCGTTCGGGTAGAGAAGGAAGTTATCTCCGACTGCGTACTGGGTGCACGGCAGGGACGGCACCCCCGTAGGGGTACCTCTCCGGCCATCCTTCCACGCCGATTTGACGCACGACCAATACGTATAGCTGTACTTGCCCATCTTAATCATTTGCGGGCAATTTTGTCGTGAAGCGCATTGATGACCGAGAGCATCGTCCGCAGGTTCGAGACGTGCGGATCGTCAGCAACGAGGCCCTCGTGGTGTGGATCCTCGGAGAGCTCAATGCACCGTTGGCGCACCTGCTCGGAAAGGGCTTGGTGTTCTGCGTGGAGCAACTGCGAAACTTCGAGGAGGGCTTCCTGCCGTCCTACGTTGTGGTGCTCTTTCTCCAGTATGGCGATATAGTCTCCCATTACTTCGTGGCTTCTTTGATTACACTGTGAGATTCTTGGAGGAGGCTCTCGAGCTTCTCGGTGTATTCCTGCAAGTTCTTCAGCTTGCGAACGAGGGTCATATCGCGCCGCTCGATGCAGCTCGGCGTGGCCATCTGTATGACCTCATTGAATAGGGGGGTGCTTGTGTGTTGCATGGGGCAAATATAAATGCAAGTTTTGCAATTATGCAAATAAGTTGCTTATCTTTGTGGGGTCAAAACACAAAACCCATGACAAGATATAGAGAGTGGTTCGCCTCGGTGAACCGTGCAATCGTCGCACAGATGGCGGTGCAGAAGAAGACGCAGAAACAACTGGCCGAAGAGCTGGGAGTGCATGCCGTCACGATCAACCGCAAGCTGAAAGACCCCGGACTGTTCTCCGTGGGCGAATTGGGCCAAGTATGCGAGGCCCTGAACATTGACCTGAAAGACCCGAAGACCTATGGTACAAGCACAGATTGAATCCATCCAAGGCAAAGGAGATTGGAAGGGCGCCCACGGCGTCATGTACCAATTCGAGGTCGCCTTCAATGACGGCACCGTCGGCGAGGCCAACAGCAAGAGCCAGGAACCACCGTACAAGGTGGGCGACGAGGTGTACTATGAGGTGAAAAGCAACAACGAGAGGTGGGGCAAGAAGCTAAAGATCTCCAAGAACCCTCCTCCCCCTGGAGGCTTCCAGCAGTTCCAAGCGTCACCGAATAAGGACAAGCAAATCATCCGGGGGATGTGCTTCAAGGTGGCGGGAATGGCGTGGGCTTGCAACTACAAGCACAAGCAGTTCGAGCTGCCCCACGAGGTCATGGTCAAGGACGTGATGACGTTGGCCAAGAAATACGAGCAAGCCT